GACCAAGCCAGACCTCACCGCCGTCGTGCCCGTCGAGCGCGTCCTCGAGCTCGCCAAGCGCGTCCCCGTCTTTCCCTGCCGTCGGCGCGACGAGGCCGACCAAAGCGGCCGCACGCTGCGCGCCAAGTCGCCCCTCACCTCCAACGGATTCAAGGCCGCGACGCAAGACGAGGCCCAGATCAGGCGCTGGTGGAGCGAGCGCCCCGACGCCCTCGTCGGCGTCCCTACCGGCTCCGTGACCAGAATCGTGGCCGTGGACTACGACCACAAGAGCGCAGGACAGGCCGCGCAGGACTGGATTGCTGAACACCAAGACGTGCTCATCTCCACCCGGGTACACCAAACCGGCGGCGGTAGCGGCGGCCGGCACTACCTCTTCAGCCTGCCGCCCGGGGTCAAGATACGGGGCGGCGTCTCCGTCACGCTCGGCAAGGTGCGGCGCGACGGGCTCGACATCCGCGCCGAGGGCGGGTACATCGTCTGGTGGCCGCTGCACTTCGGGCAGCAGGGGCCGGTCGGAGACATCCAGCCGCTGCCGGCCGGGCTCATCGACGAGCGCCGGATGGACCTCGAGCTGCCGGCCGAGGTCGCCAAGAAACTGCCGCCCAAGCCCGGCACCAGCCAAGACTTTCAGCGCGACCTGCCGCGCGTCACCGAGGCGATCGCCTACATCGACCCCGCTGGCTACGACGCATGGCTCATGGTCGGCATGGCGCTGCACCACGCATCGGGCGGCGCAGACGACGGCCTCGAGCTCTGGGATTCGTGGAGCTGCGGCGGCATCACCGGCGAGCTGCCGGCATCCTACGCCGGCCGCGCCGACATTGAGTATCGGTGGCAGAGCTTCCACCTTGACCGCGGCGGCGGCGTCACGTTGGGGTCGCTCTTCAACGCCGCCCGCGCCGGCGGCTGGGCGCCAGTCTCGGAGGCGGTGCGCATCGGGCCGCCGCAGCGGGAGGAGCCGGCCCCAGACTACGCCGACGTTCCCGAGGCGCGCGGCATGGTCCGCAGCCTTGAGCCGGACGCCGCGGCGGTGACGCCGGGCGCTACGAACGCGACGGGCTTCTCGGTGGTGCTGCGCCACGTCGCCGACATCGTGGAGGAGAACCGCGAGCCTGAGTGGCTCCTGCACCACGTCATCGAGGCCAAGGTCGTGGCCGTCCTGGCGGGGCCGCGCGCGTCGTTTAAGTCATTTATCGCGCTCGATTGGGCCATGCGGATCGCCACCGCCGGCAGCCCGGTGGCGCTGCTCTCCGGCGAGGGCGGCGGTCTCGGCAGGCGCGTCAAGGCGTGGATGCAGACCTTCGGCGGCGGCCAAGACCTGCGCGCGCTGCCCGTGCTCGCCCTCGAGCGCCCCCTCAACCTCAACCGCGAGGAGGAGATGGCGATGCTGGTCGAGGCCATGGACAAGGCCGGCATCCGGCCGACGCTCGTGGTCATTGACACGCTCTCCAAGTTCAGCGCCGGCATGGACGAGAACAGCAACCAAGAGGTGGCGGCGTACCTGTCGGCCGTGTCGCGATTCATCCGCGAGCGGTACGATGCCTCGGTATTAATCGTCGCGCACTCCGGGCACGGCGACGCCGACCGCCCGCGGGGCGCCAGCGCCCTCATGGCGAACCCGGACAGCGAGTTCATCGTCAAGCGCGCCGCCCAGCCGAACACCCACGTCGAGGTCACGAGGCAGCGCTTCAAGGACACCGGCGAGCTGCCGAACCTTGCCTACGAGGCCGAGGTCGTCGACCTGGGCGCGGCTGACCGGTACGGCGAGCGGCTGACCAGCCTCGTCATGCGACAGAGCGTGGCGCAGGGGGAGCGCCCCATCAGCGCGCAGGCGCCGCAAGGGAAGGCGCAGCGGACCGTCCTGCTCGCCCTGAGGGAGCGCCAGAAGCGGAGCGAGACGGCCCTCGTTTGGACCGTCGAGGAGCTGCGCCAGATCGGGAGGGAGTGCGGCATCAGCCGGCAGTCTGTCCACGATGCGGTCGAAAAGCTCCTCATGTCGCCCTTCCTGACGGCCACGGTGGGCGGCTCGAGGCTCTCAAATGAGTGATGTCCGAAAATGTCCGAAAGCGTCAAATTCGGACAGTTTCGGACGGTCAAGATGTCCGAAAGTGTCCGAGTGTGCTTAGCACTCGGACATTCGGACATGACCCGGACATTTTTTCAGACGAGGAGAAATTGAGTATGCAGATCACCCAAATTGGACGGATTGGTCCATGGGCAATTTTGGTGCAACCGTGGCCAAGTTACGACACCACCGGACCGTGGTGGGATGTCAGGGTGAAGCACGACGACGCCAAGGGAGCTTACTGGCTCAACTGGAATGGGCACCGACTGGCACGATCCAGGGCGCTCAGCAACATCGAATCCCGCAACCCCGGCCTGATAGGAGAAGTCCATGAAACGCTCAAGACCTGGTACACACAGCAAGCCGCCATCGAGGATGCCGTTGGCATCGCCTGAGGCTAAGACGCCCCTCGCTGAGAGAATGCTCTCCGAGCTGGGGGCTTACCACTTCTCGGTGCTCAAGACCTTCCAAGCCCACTTCGGGGCCAAGGTCGTCCACTACCGCGACCAGCACGGCGAGGTCGGCACCGACCCGAGGTGGCCGGCGTGAGTCAGCAGAAGATTGACCTCAACCACACCGGGCCGCTCGAGTGGATGGATGACCCGTTCTGGGACAAGGCGTCAACGGATGGCCGGTTCTGTATCCGGGGCCAGCGGGTGGGCGATAAGGTCGAGTATGTCGTCTGGCGGATGGGAGCCGACGGGCGGGTGATCCCGCGGTGGCTCGGGGTGACTAACACCTTCGCCGAGGCGGCAGAGCTCGCCGAGAACGCGAGAGGCGAGAAGCCGCCCAGCATCAACCTGCTCTGGAAGGTGGCGGATGAAAAAGGTCGTTAAGCTCTGCCCGGTCTGCCTGACCGAGAACACGGGCGGCTTGCCTCACCGATACCATCGAGAGGGGCACCGGAAGAAAGGTCGCACAATCGAGCAGATCAGCGAGATGGCGCGGCAGACCATCGAGGCCAACCAGGTGCGAGTCATCGTGGCCCAGGCCGTCGATGAGTCAAGGCAGCCGGAGCCGTGGGCCGACAAGCGCACCCGGTACCATCGAGCCTATTACCAGGCGAACCTAGAGCGCCGCAGGGAACAGACCCGGCAGAGCAAGCGAGACCAACGGATGCGGCGCCGGCTGCGTCCATTGATTGCTGGCCTATGCTATGCGGTAGACTTGGGCCGATTGACTGCGAGGTGGTGATGGGCATCAGACAACGACAACGCGGCGCCGAGACCGAGCGAGAGGTCTGCGACAAGATTAGCCAGGCGACCGGATGGGTCGTGAAGCGTGAGCTTGGGCAGGCTCGAGACGGTGGCTGCGACATTCGACTTGGCCGGTTCGTGGTCGAGGTGAAGCGACGCAAGAGCATCGCGGTCTACGATTGGGTCGACCAGGCGAGGGCAGCGTGCGCGCCTTACGAGATCCCGGTGGTCATCTGCCGGGGCGATAAGCGTGAGTTCCTCGTGGTGCAGCCCTTGGAAGATTGGCTGAAGATTGCAAAGGCCGAGCTGCCCGAACGATGAAGTGCCCGAAGTGCTCCAAGCCTAGCGAGGTCGTGAAGGTCTACCAGTTCCCGACCGAGGCTAGGCGTCGGCGGGAGTGCCTGACCTGCGGGCACCGGTTCACGACGGCGGAGAAGCTCTGGCGCAGGGTCTACGCCGAAGAGATACGCAACCGGCCGTCTCCTCGAGCGACGCGGCAAGAGAGACCGGAGCCTGTGAAGCGGCGTTGGTCTAACTTCGACGTGGTGCCGGTGGATGGCTACGACATGGACTACGAAGACGTGAGCACCTATGTGCATGTGAGTGATTAATGGCAGGGACACCAATCAAACGGGCGAGGCGGGAGAAGGCGCTGGCGGTCATGGAATCGCCGGCCTTCTGGGACCAGCTCTGGATTCATCTCGCCGAGGGCAACAGCCTGTCCTCGTTCGTGAAGGGCAGCGAGATCCCGTATCAGCTCTTGTGGGAGACGATTCAGTCCGATCCCGCGCGGCATGAGAAGTTCGAGCTGGTGCGGACTGCGCGCGCCCTAGCGAACGCGGAGCGCATTGAGGCGCTGGCCGACCAAGTGGAGCAGGAACAGATCGACCCGAACGCCGCGAAGGTTGCGATGGGTGCGAGGCAATGGCTGGCCGAACGGATGGACCCGAAGCGCTGGGGAAACAAGATCCAGAGCGATGTCCGCATCACCGACACGACGGCGCTGCACCTTGCTGCGGTGCGCGACCTGATGCGGACCGTGAGCGTGCAGGAACCCGAAAAGCTGACAGATGACGCATCGACGCCGACGGTCCCGCGCGCGTGACTCATTGAACCGGCCTGTGGATAACTCTGTGGATAACCTGTGGATAACCTGTGGATAACTCACGGCCTGGCGATCAGCACGCGCTCGGGCACCGATGCGCACACGCACGCACGGCGCAAGTGCTTGATTCGCAAGGGGTTGCGGCGCGTAGTGCGTATAACACCCATTATGTTAAATCGGGGCGATTGTGACCGCCCTGCGGACAATCCCCCCCATCAACGACGGGGGCGCGCGTAAGTGCTTGATTCCACTAGGGTCGGGGCGCCGGGCGATTCCGGCCGCCCGCCAGACCCCCCCCCGGGGGGTGGCCCCCGCCGGGGGGTCGGCGCTTGCGTAACCCCACACGGACCGTATGAAAAATTCTGAAAACCCGTACTTCGCCTTCGTCAAACGCTACCACGCGGCCCCTGTGGCCTTCGTGGAGGAGGTCCTAGGCGTCACCCCCGACCCGTGGCAGCGTCGCCTCCTGGAGCTTCTGGCGGCCGGCGAGCGCAAGATCAGCGTCCGCTCCGGCCACGGCACCGGCAAGTCCACCGTGGCCTCGTGGGCCATGCTCTGGTTCATGCTCACCCGCGTCCCGGTCAAGGTGGTCGTCACGGCCCCCACCGCCTCGCAGCTCTTCGACGCCCTCTTCGGCGAGTGCCGCCGGTGGGCCAAGCTGCTGCCGCCGGCGGTGGCCGAGCTGCTCGAGATTAAGTCCGACCGCATCGAGCTGAAGGCGAGCCCGGAGGAGGCCTTCATCTCGGCGCGCACCAGCCGCGCGGAGCAGCCGGACGCCCTGCAGGGCATCCACGCCGAGTATGTGCTGCTGGTGGTGGACGAGGCCCCGGGCGTATCCGAGGCGGTCTTCGAGTCGGCGGGCGGCTCGATGTCCGGCCACAACGCCACGACGCTGCTCTTGGGCAACCCCACCCGGACGCAGG